TTCTATCCACCTCGAGTGTGGAAATATCAAACGTAGAGGATGTTGCAATAGTGAAGTTTCTTTTTGCATCTTGCAGTAATTCATTTAATTTTGCTAATTGCTCAGGGTTAACGTTCGTTTCTGCTTTTCCTATTAAGAATGGTGAACCGTATTTTTGAACAAATTCTGCCCATAATTGCAACGCCCCTTTTTTATAGATGTAAGGACGTAAACAATTAGTAAGTAGAGCATGTCCATAAGGGTTATTATACGTAGCATTATGCTGTACTAATATGAATTTCTTATTAGGCACGAATTCAAAAGCCCCGTTGGAATAATATTTTAATCGTCCTTTATTATCAAAATCAAACCAGAACGGCGGTTTCCCTATTGCATTTTGTAATATTACTTTTCCTTCTTGAAAGTCCCAATACAATTCAATAGGTTTATAACCAAACAATGGAGCATCCAAAATTTCACTAATTAACCCCTTTAAATCTATTTTAGCAAAAGTTTCATAAATAAATTCTTGTTTTTCTTTATCATCGGTTAGTATTTCATATTCCATCGCCAGCACCGCAGATTTTCTGCTCTGAACTACTGAAAATATGTGCGGGTCATATAATAGATTAGATAGGTCGGCTAATGTGTTTCCAAGTTCTTTTAATACCTTGTTTGCATTTTCTACTATTCCATCATAAGCAACAAGTGAATTATTTGAATTTAATGTTGCAACTGCTCCGATTGGTACGTCGTCTTTATAAGCTATTTTCTCAATTTTGAATAAATTAAATATATTCATTTTATACCTTGTAATAATTATTTTCTTGAAATTTTGGTTTATAAGTGAGTAAACTTTCAAAGTTAGAAATTGTTTTGGAATATTCAAGTGCCTGGCTCAGTGAATCCACAAAATCGTCGTGCACGTCAAAAGGAAAGTTAGTCAATTCGGAGATTATATCGGTATCTAAATTAGCAGGGAAAAATACTTTCCCATTTTCAAAAAGATTAGACACGGCGTGTAATCGTGTTACTTTATCCGCAAGAGGATTTACGGCACGCACCGGCAAACTTAATTCTTTCAAACTTTGTATTAAAGGCTCGCCAGACGCTTTTTTTTCAATCAAAATAATTGACGGATTGAATTTTACAAATAAAGATTTTGCATTTCGTAATAAATCCGGAAAATTCAATTTTTGTCTAAAAACATCAATCAAATAATTATTCCCATTAACTATTTTCCAAGTAGTGCAAACTGAATAATCATTATGTTGTTTGTTGTCAAACGCCGTGTCCCAGCTCTGAAAGACTATTCCTTGTGAATGATTTTCCTCATAGAATTTCAACCAGTCATAATTTATTATTTGATTTTCTGAAATAATCGGTGTTTGCTGATAAAGTGAAGCAAACCAATAAGAACCTATTTGTTTTTTAATTTCCATCAAAGTTTCCAAAGGGTAACGCTCCGGCCATAAAGCCTCGCCTTGTTCGTTAATTGCTGGAAAATTAATCAATTCCCAATCGCCCTGTTTGATAAAACGTCCGGCCAAATCGTCATAATGCCAGCGTGTCTGAATTACGATTATTTTTGCATCCGGACTTAATCGTGTAAAGGCTGTGGAGTTGAACCACTCATAAGTTTTGTCCCTGTAAACCCTACTCAATGCCTCTTCTGAATTTTTTACCGGGTCGTCAATTATAAACAAGTCCGCCCCTTTTCCTGTGATGTCACCACCCGCACCTGTTGCGTGCATAACCCCGCCTGCCTCTGTTTCCCAATGTCCTTGTCTATCAACAGTAAAATCGTTTCTAAAATAAGAATAAACTTGTTTTGCTTTCATTGACCAGGACGTTGCAAAACTTGTTGCATAAGAGGTCAATATTACTTCTTTATGCGGATAGTTAAGTAGATACCAGGCAGGTAAATACTTACTAATGAATTCACTTTTTCCATGCCGTGGTGGGAACGTAATAATTAATTTAGATTTGTCTTTGGAGAGGAGTAATTCAAGCACCTTTCTTTCTAACTGTTGAATATGCAAAGGCGTTTGATATTTGCCACGAGTGTATAACTTGGCAAAATTACTGGGTATGTTCGCTGTTGTTCTCAATATATGTTAAGTTGTTTATATTTTTAGGAATTTGAAAATTAGTAAAATCATTCTTAATTGTAATTTGTTCCTTCTCTGAATAACCACGATGTTTGCCTTGTGTTTTTAGGTAGAAAAGCGTGGCGACCGTGTTACCTTCTTTAATTTGATTTAGCAAAGAATTTTCAGCAAAATCGAGCATTTCTTCTCGGCTGTCGTGTAAGATTTGTTTTAATTTTGGATAACGATTCATATAATTTCTAATCGTCTGTTGGTCGCATTTTAAGAGTTTAGCAGCCTGGCTAACAAATCCTTTGTTAATTCTCAAAGCATCTGCGACTTGGTCTATTGTGAATATTTCCTTTGCCATATTTTTTTATTTTCGTTGGTTAAAAAAACATTGTTTATTTATATTGTTCACCATTAATAATTACTTCTAAATTACTATCAAGTTTCAACATTCTATCTATTATGACTTGACAATAGATAGGGTCAATTTCCATTCCATAACATTTACGTTGTAGTTGATGTGCGGCAACCATTGTTGTACCTGAACCACAAAATAAATCTAAGCAACTTTGAACGCTGAAATTCTCAATTAAATAGGCTGCTAATGCTATCGGATATGTTGCTTTATGGATATCTGAATACTCTTTGTCTTGTCTGCTTTTTATGAATATCATATTATCGAGCGTGCCACGGAACTTCTTTACGCCTATTCGCCTTGTTGCATTTTCACCGAAAACATATATAAACTCAAATCTGCTGTTTAAAATATTTTCACCCATTGCGGGTTCTGCTTGCATTTTATCCCAAATAATATAATCACAAAACCACTCTTTCAAAATAAATAGGTATTCGATAATAGACAACTTGTTTCCGGATAATGGTTGGATATTTATAAATGAAAATATACTGTTTATTATAGCGTTTTTTGTGGCTTGTTCGATTAGTGCTAAGTAATCTGTGATGCTTTTATTATCGCTGTCATTTTTATATTTTTGCTTATTCCCATTTGGCGTTCTACCGACATTATAAGGAGGACTTTGTATAGAGATATCCGCTTTGTTCCCATTCATAAGTTTCGCCACTTGTTCACTATCCGTGCTGTCACCACACATTAGACGATGGAGGGTTTTACCATCTTTCTTAAATTCTATCAAATCACCAAGAACAATATTAGTTTGTATTGCTTCTGCTTCTGTAACTTCGTAGTCGTCCTCGCTTGCTTCAAGTTTGTTGTCAAATACCAACGGTTCAAATTCCCATTCCTTCAAGTTCAAGTCAAATTCGTTTGCCAAATTGTCAATGACTTCAAAGTCAAAATCTATTCCTACTTTTGCCGTTTGATTGTCGGCTAACGCCAGTTCACGTCCTTTCTTGGAATTAAGAGAAACGTCTTTACGTTTGACTGCGATTATTTCATTGCCGTCTGTTTCTATGATTTTAATATTTTCCAAACCGATTTGTCCTGCAACTTCAATTACTCCATTACCAGCAATAATATTATTGTCTTTATCTAATAAGATAGAACGACCAGCACCTAATTTAGATAGAGACTTTTCAAGTAGTCGCATTCCTTTTTCTGTGTGCTTATTTGCATTTTTGGTATCAAAGTTTAAATCTTTGATTGTCGCTTTATCCATTTTGCTTTCTTGTTTCATTTTACCCATATTTTGCTCACAAATCGTTACTATTGAATTTTTATTGCCTTCTTAATGGTTTCTATTGGCTAATATCAAAAAACTTCACCACGGCTCTAAAAACACTTAATCATAAATTTCAAAAAAACAAAGTCCTATTATTATATATATTATTATTTATATTATTATATATATTATACAATGGGTCGTTTTGACCCATTGGAATGGTCTGTTTCGTACCATTGGAATGGTCTGTTTTGCACCATTGGAATGGGTCGTTTTGCACCATTGATGATTTTAAAGAACTTACAAACATTTATTAAGAACTTACAACGATTTTTTACATTTTAACATTGATTTTTTCCGTAACTATAATTTGTGTTAGAACAAGTAATAAGCGATAAAGTTCAAACGTTGCAAATTTTGTAATTTTTTTGGCGTCTCGGATAAGTAAATTTACTTTATCATTCCCAATTTCATTTCTTAATTTCTGTTCAAAGATTTGTAGGTTACCTCTTTTAATCACATTGCAAGAATTACATTGCGGGCGTGCGTTGTCAAAATTCCATCGTGTCGCAAAATAACGACGGCTAATAAAATGTCCACATTGTAGTTCTTTAATTGGCAAAACTTGTCCGCACGTGTAACAGGTATTTAACCCGTCAAATGAATTCCGGTTACGAACAATGATTGAAAATAATCTATCAAGTTTCCCAATTAATTTACTTCTTGCATTCATAATTACAAAATTAACATTTATCATAATAGCAATTTTACGTAAATTTCTTTCATTGTTAGTATTTAATTTTGTAAAAAAATATAAGTTACGATTATGGAACTATGGGTTGACGTATTTAAAACTGGCGAACACACTGATAGCAGTGGTGACACGCAGACGTGGACAGAAAATGATTTAAAAGAAATTGCAAATCTTTATAACGACCAAAACCCCGAGGAAAAGCACCTTGCACCTATTGTTTATGGACACCCAGTAAGCGAGGACGCGGCGTTAGGTTGGGTTGAAAAGTTAAAAGTTGATGGCAATATTTTAAAAGCAAAGTTAGTAGAATTAAGCGAGCAATTGATACAATCAATTAAGGATGGAGCTTATAAATTCCAATCAATCGCATTGTATCCGAATAAGTTACTGCGGCACCTCGGAATATTGGGAGCAGTGCCGCCAGCAGTAAAGGGTTTAAAGCCTTTATCCGAATATTTCTCAGATAGCAAATTTCTTTTGTTTGAATTTGCCGCAAATGATATTAATGATATTGAGAAAATCAAAGAATATATCCGACAAAAATACGGGGAAGATGATTACCAAATTATGTTAAAAGATTTATTATTATTAAAACCAGGGGACAACCAAATGGACACAACAACACAAAATAACAACATACCAGCAGAGAATACACAAGCATTAAGCGAAGCACAATTTAGCGAAATGGGTGCGAAAATTAAAGAATTAGAAAGAAAGAACGAGGAATTAGCTTTTAATTTATTCTTTAATGAATTAGCATTACAGGGTTATGTAATTCCAGCACAGAAGGAATTAATTAAGAGTATTGCAGTTCCAAATTACCAATTTGGAGAAGGAAAAACACTACTTACAAATCTAACAGAATTAATTAAAACGTTTCCAAAGCAAGTTGAATTTAAAGAGGTGGCAAAAGAAGCACCACCAACAGACGAAATAGACGAACAAACTAAAATGATTATAGACTTAATCAAAGGAGCAATATAATGAGCGATTTAGGAATAACAAATACTGGTAACATTGGCGTAAGTAGTATTTTCTATAAAAATACCGATACTTATGAAATAAAGGGAACCATTGAAAGCGGACAAGGAGTGTTACCCGTTGGCACGGTATTAAGCAAGGATGTTGCAGGCACTAAATACATTAAGTGCACAGACACAACGAAAATTGAAGGCGTTCTAGGAGAAGACGTGGACGCAACAAGTGGCGACGTTGCAAACGTTGTAATTTACGTTCACGGGCAAT